AAAGGACTTCCGATTCACAAAGATGACTTTGTTATCACATCTCCATACCCTGAAGACGGCGACTACCGAGATATTGTGTTTTTCCATTTCGGCGCGGGTACCAATGGTATGCCCATGCAGCAATTTCGATCTGTTATTACTACTTTCCAGGAAAAACCCAACGCAATTTACTTCCGGCTCTCTGCGCGTTTCATAAACAACGAATTCTCAAAATATCTTGACGCGCACGACCCTGTCACCAGAAACATCCAAGTTCCAGCTCCTAAACCCAACAATGGCAGAGGCTGGACAATGGGAGCCAAGTTTATTAACGGAGGTGTCCCCGGTGAGTCAGGTTCCCCCGTCATCGCTTGGAACCCCGGCACTCACGAGTTTGGACTCGTCGGCCTCTACTCCGGCATCACCGACGATGATCATTCTGGAATCGTTGTTCTCGTTTCTGAGGACAAACTCCGCGAAGCTATCGACCGGTCTCCAGGAGAGCGACAATTCATTGTCAAAGATCCTATCCTCCCTGGTGGAACACCTATCGAGACCCAGCGATACAACAACACGCGACCTAAAGAGAACTATCGCAACTTGGGTTATGTCCCGACTAACAAGCTTGCTCCAACGCACAATCGCATGCCTAGTGCCATCTTCGGCATGGCGAACGCGCCTACGCGTGGTTTGTCGGTTCTTAAACCTGTTGAGAGAGATGGAGTCGTTATCGACCCAGTCAAGCGTGGTATAACCAAAGGAATGGCCGGCGTGGCTGATCACGATCCTGAGTTGCTGGCTCTGGCCTGCAAAGGTTCAGTCGCTCGGGTTCGCAATATGACTTTCAACGTCGACAAAGCCAAGGTCAAATCCATCTGTGAGACCATCTATGGTCTCGATGGCAACCCATCCGTTCGCCGCATGAACCCGAAAGCTTCTCCTGGCCCTGTGTTCAGGAACATCATAAAGCAAAAATACGGTTTCCCCGCTGCGACAAACGCAGATTGGATGGCCCTCCGCAACACCACTACTGACGAGCTCGCCCTCTGGATTGAGAAGAACAAAGACCTCTCTCCTATTGATGTGGGCGAGGAAGGCTTCATCACTGAGTATGCTGCTTATGAGCGACAGGTTCTTAACGACTTCGACAGGGGTGTTATTCACCCTACTCTCGTTATAGATATGCCTAAAGCTGAAACTCGTTCTCTTGAGAAAATTGAAGACGTCAAAACGCGGATTTTCTCAGTGTTCTCTGACGTCCGAGCGCAGATCTTTATCAAGCGCCTTTTAGGTGGAGCTTTTGAAATGATGGAATCACGTCCTGTAATTTCAACTATTGGACTGGGTCTAAATGTCTACTCGCACAAACACGTTAGCCAGCTGGTTGGCGTTCTTACTTGCGAAGGCCCATCTTGCATTATCGCAGGAGATTTCAAGAATTTCGATGGTTCCCACCCCCATCGCTCAATTGATTTGATATCATCGGAGATTGTCGAGCAGTTCTATCCGCTCCATTCTCCCCAGCTCAAATCACTCATGAAGTACGCTCTTAGGAGCGTAACTAGTGTTATTCACAAAGCCAATCATCTAATTTGGCAATCTGAGTCCTCTCTCCCTAGCGGAGTTTACGGGACCACAGGCTTCAATTGCCTGTTGAATGATGCTGGTCACCGCTACTGCTTCATAGCACTCGCGCGCCGTCATGCGCCCGAGTTAGCCAACAATATATCTTATGATAGACTGGTCCACCCAGTTTACTTCGGAGACGACGTTGTCCTCTGTGTCAACCGAGCCATTCTTCCGTGGTACAATCAAAAGACTCTAATGGAAACATTCCCCTCCCTTGGTTACACCTACACCCTTGAGACTAAGGTAGAGGGAGGTGACATCCCACTAGCCCGCGGCATCGACGAAGTGACTTTCCTCAAACGTCATTTCAGGATCTATCCCACTACAGGTGTGATCCGCATGGCCCTAGCGAAGGAATCCATCGAAAACATGGTGAACTTTGTTCAAATTGGCCAGCCTATCGGGCGCGCGACACTTGACAATTGTGTATGCGCTCTAGTCGAAGCTGCTATGTGGGGTGAAGACTATTTCCAAGACTTACGTGCCCGGTTGGTTGAGGCTCTTAGCCTCCAAGGTATTTATGGCAAGCTCGAAACGTTGACAAACTTCGGTCACCCCCGCACCGAAC